TAACGGGTACGGAAGAGTCTGCACCTTAGAGACCTTCCCAGCACCTAAGCGGGAAGGGGAAAAGTACTATGCTGGGTTAGACCTTGCGCTGGCCAACGACTATACAGTTCTGACCGTCTTTGATTCTAAGGGCAACATGGTGGACTACCACAGAGAGAACAAGACCAGCTGGGAAGAGATCATAGATGCAGTCGGGGAGAAGATAAAGCACTGGAACTGTGAGTGTCTGGTGGAGTTAAATTCTATAGGATCTGTAGTCTATGAGATCCTGCGTAAGCGGCACGGGTCTAAGATAACCTCTATCCACACAGGCACCAACAAAGGTGATCTGATAGAAAAGCTAAAGCACAGCATAGCAGAAGGTAGAATCCAGTTTCCTGTAGAGTCTCTGTGGCCAGAGTTGCACATAGAGCTGTCCATCTTTACCTACAAGGTTCTGCCTTCGGGTAAGCTAAGCTACTCAGCACCAGGAGGCTACCATGACGACATAGTTATGTCCTGCGCTTTTGCAAACAAACAACTAAGCGACAAGGCCAACAAGCCGTTAGTTGCTTTTCCAACAATGAGATAATATGCCAGTAAGTAAGAACAGAAAGAACCACAAGGCTAAAGCAGCCAAGCGTCGTCAAGAGCACGAGCTCAAGAGACACAAAACAAAAGAGTTTGCAGCAAAGCTAAATGAACTGCTCAGACAAGAGACAGAAGGACAGAACCAGAACCATGGTCCAATCACAGCAGCCCTGCCTTCCTTCGAAATATTTCCCAATCAGAACAGTATAATCTAAGTATGGAGATAACCTGGAAGAACATGAATGCTGGGCAGTATCAGCAGCTAATAAAGCTTGGGGACGAAACTACAGACGAAGATCTAATCAAGATCTGTCTGGGCAAGTCTAAGAGAGATATGACCGTTGAAGAACTGGAAACCATTACGCTTGGAGAAATTATTCCCCCCTCTGCTCCAAGACTTCCCCTGTTCTTCTATATAGATGGGCAGCTCTACGGCAGACTTGTCCCAACAGAGATGACCTTTGGTGAGTACATAGATCTGCTGGAGTTCGGCAAGTCCCCTTCAGAAAATCTGCTGGAGTGTATGGCTTTGATCTTTAGACCGGTCAAGCTAAATTTAATTAACAGGGCGAAGCTCTGGACTGTAATGCAGTTGTTCAAGACAAACAAGGACAAAGCAGTGGATCAGGCTTTGCGTCTGCAGGACACAATCACCTATAAGATCCAAAAGTACGACGCAGTCTTGACCATGAAGACTGCAGCAAAGATGGAAAGCCAGCCTGCTTATCTTGCCCAGTGGACACTGTCTTTTTTTTTCCTTACCTCACAAGTATTGCTAAACGGTTCCCTCAGCTCTTTTCTGGAGAAGCTGGGGAAAAAGATAAAAGCACCTTTGATAAAGGGGTAGCCCAAAAGACGCTTGGAGGTTGGGGATGGTTTCCCTATGTATGGACTCTTGCCAACGAAGACGCAACCAAAGTGGAAACTGTTCTGCTGCTAAACCACCAGACCTGCCTGACCACTATTTCCTACCTGGTCGATAAAGCAGAAGTAGAAAGATTCAACATGAATCAATCTTTTAAACACCGTTAGAAAAAAGATTAAAAACTATATCTATAAACATGGCACAACTACAATCAGTCCAACTACAAATCGTAAACCGCATAGAAGCTCTGGCAGAAGCCCACAAGATGGTAGAAGAGTTCAGATACGGTTTTTTGACCGATGCCGACGATCTTCCAGAATACACAACACCAACCGTCTATCTGGTTCCCCAAGGGGCAAGCTACCCATCGACCGGCAAGATCAACTACAACTTTTCTCTCATCTGCTTTGACATGTTGCTGCCAGACAAGTCCAACCTGAAGTATGTTATCTCCGACACACAGGGAATACTAAACGACATCTACACAAGACTGCTGTACCAGTCAGGAGATCCAGAGTCTTGGGAAGTCCAGGGCACAGGAACATACACCCCGTTCCAAGAGCAGCTGAAAGATTATGTTGCTGGAAACACCTTGACCCTAACCATCTCTGCCTTCATGGAGATGTGTTCTGAAAATCTACCGTTTGTATAATGCAGCCCATCGACACCAACCTACAAAGTTTAGAATCTAAGTTAACCTCTGTAGCCAGAGATGCTAAGAAACCTTGGGTCAGCAGATCTGCAGATGGTCTAAAGTCCTCCATCAGGGTAAGGATAAACGAATCTTCTACAGAAGACACCATCACAATTTCCTTCTCCAACTACGGGCTATTTTTAGATGCTGGTGTAAAGGGAAGACTTGGGAAAGGAGTTTCACAGGCAGGTTTCTTCGGAGTCAAAGAAAAGCCCTACCAGTTTAGAAAAGCACCAAAGCGGGAACTAAAGAAAGAACCCTATCCTGGCTACCTTATGGGCATCGCACCCCGTCCTTGGGTAAAGTCCATGGTGGACGCAATCACCAAAGAGGTGATAAAGTACGAAGAACAAAATCTGCCCCAGCAGATAAAAGATAAAATCCTTGCTGACCTAAAGAAGCTAAATCCAAACTTCCAGGGCAACGCAGTAACCATATCAGTAACCTAAGATGGCATACACAATTACCCAGCCCAGCTACACACTATACCCCAGCGACAACTTGTCCTGGTCTACAGCATTTTCTACAGACTACACCCAGCCTGCATTTGTCTACAAGTTTTCTGTTCAGGTAGGAGCAACTGCAGGATCACTTGCAACTGCATCGGTAAACAGAGTTCCTGTTACCCCAGGTTCTACCGCAGCATCTTTTGCACCCAATGCCATTCTTAGAAACTATGTCGAAACACCGGTTGTGTTCTACTCAGCAACAGGACCAAGTGGTTCTAACGAAGGGCTAAAGGCGGGCAGAGTAATCTACGGACAGGAATATAATAACAATGGAACTGTAGTTGGTAGCACAGGAGCAACGGGAACTACATTTTTATTCTGGAATTCCATCTTCTCCTATGCTGAGTTTCCTGTTTACAATGCCAACCAGTGGATCATTGGACCAACCTCCGTAGGGGTAAACTTCCTAACAGACGGACCTGCATCAAGATGCTTAATTCCGCAGGACCTACTCTACGTTAACGTTTCAGACGATGCCTTTGGAATTCTTTACGATCAGAACGACATCTTTGCAAACTGGGGAGCATCAGGAGGAAGCACTTACCAGCCTTATCCCGAAGTTTTTACTGGCTACCATGACGCCGGCTTGATACCCGCCTACGACTATGAGATTGCAATATTTGACGACGTCTATATAAACTCTGGCAACAGGAGCGTTTGCCCAATTGGAGGGGTAGGAACAACGGGCTTTTCTTCTATGTTCTACCAAGACTTCTTTACAGCCACAAGTTCTGTAATTAACATCACCCTTCCGTCGGACAACGACTGGGGAACAACCTACCCTGAGTTCTACCTCTTCGGCTGCACAGACCCAGACACCACAAATGCTGGGGCCTTTGAACAGATCTTCCAGTTCGACATCCAGGAAAACCCTGCCACCTACACAGAATACTACAAATCCAACTATACGACCACAAAGCCCTATTATGCATATGGGGTAAGGTTTAAGTCTAATACTACAGGAGAACCCTGCTCCAACATTGGTCCATTATCCCTGCCCAATGCAACTTGGACTGTTCAAGCTCCTGATGGGGTTTTTTGGTCTGTTACACAGGGCGGAGTAGAAACAAAATATGCAGCCCTCAAGGGCAAACAGAACTGGCTAAACGTTGGGTCTGAAGTTAGAGGAGCCACAGGATTTACGGTCCAAATAGAAAACGCTGGTGGAGATATTCTGTCCAACATTATCACCTTTGATGCAGACTGCGACGACTGTACAGCCTGTGAACACAGAACCTTAACCTGGTTAAACTCAAGAGGAGGGTACGACTCTTTTCAGTTCTTCTGTGTCAACAATAGATCTATAGAGGTTGCCAGAACAGTTGGACAGCAGACTCTGGCCCAGTCCTATTCTGTGGGAGACAGAGGACTATACAACACAGCCAACATAGGTAAGCTAAGAACAAGAGTAAACACCAACTATGTTCTGTCAGAAACGGTGGACTGGTTGGAATCCCTAATGATGTCTCCGTCGGTCTACGAAGTTGCACTAACTGGTGAACTCACCCCAGTAGTTGTAGACACCACAACTTACCAGAGGTTTGCGAAACCGAACAGACTGATGGTGGTAGAATTCGAATACACAGAAGCAAATCTAAGAACAAGCCAAATCAGATAATATGCCACTACCTAAAAGACCCAAAGGCCAGAAGATCAGAGACTTTATTCCAACTTGCATGGCGGAACTAAAGGGAGAATTTCCAGATCCAAAACAACGCTTTGCAGTTTGTAGAGCACAGGCAATCAAGAGACCCAAGAAGTAATGCAGATCCAAATTCAGTTAGAGCTTAACAGGGTAGTCCTAACCTACTCTTACGATCCCACCACAGGGGCTATCGGAGCTACGGCTGCAGAATCTAATCCACAGAAGTTTATTCTGGATCTATTCCCTGACGAAATTATCCCAGTCTCTTATGCAGTGTCCGATCCGGCAGATGCATCTGTTAGACCAACCCCGTTTACTAAGTCTTTCCTAATCCCTGCAACCCAGACAAACTCTAAGGCTTTTAACTTTCCCTACATGGCATCTTCAGAGAGAGCCTGGTATATTGGAAGGGCAGAGATTATCGGCAGCACCTACGTTGTCTATGCGTCCTATGGTTCTATCACAGTAGATGGTATTCCAGTGTTTGTTGGAACAGTAGATCTAACCTCTGTTAACATAGTTCAAGGCGAAGTGGCATCCTACGAAATAAACTTTCTGGCCACAGAGATAAACCTGTTCAACACCTACCTAAACAACAGACTGCTGACCCAGCAGCCTTTCACCATCGGGGCAACATCAGGCGGTGTGTTTGGGATAGACATCAACGACCAGGCACAAGTTGTGGCAGCAATGGGAGTAACTGGACCAGATACAACATTTGCTCTTGGAGCAGGTAGCTATAGTGGTTTTCTATTTGCCTACCCTGACTTTGGGTGGCCAGACGATGGATTTGCTGGAGCACCTGGAGTTTGTATTGGAGAGACTGGACCTTCGTTTAACACCACAGAAGATGTTAGATCTCTATATGCTACAGGACCTGCACCGACGGACATTAGGTCTACCCCGCTTAGAGCAGGCTACAACCTTCTGCCCTACCCATTTGTAAAGACCTATATAGATCAGGCTTTTGATTCCACACCATTCACCTATGTTTCAGACTTTTTCCAGACTGATGAGTTTAAGTCTTTGGTTCTGCTGTATCTTGATAACACCCAAGTTCCCACTAACTCTTTCATGTTTAGATTTGGGTATAACCCAGTCGACTTTTACGCAGATAGATCTGTAGGAAACCCAACTGTTCTAAGAACTATAACTTCTTTAGACGAATGCGCTGTTCCTGGAACTTTCCCAGTCGATGCCAACCAACGCTGCGAAGATCTCTACAGTTTTTGGGATTCGATAGAAGAGGCTTTTATTCTGCCTGCAGATGGAACCTACGATATCCAAGTTCAGGCTAAGGCCATAGTTAGATTTGGATGGGATCAGTTGGTCGGTGGCATCTACGGAGCAAACTGTCCTGGTGGAGCACCAAATGCCAACCTTTATCCGCATACAACTTATCCACTAATTGGACCTAACTCTGTGTTAGAGATTACCAACGAATCAGGTTCTGTGGTGGACACCATTTCTATAAACAACCCAACTAAAGTAGGAGCAGATGTTCTGGCCGTTCCTAACACCTACACAAAGGCTGGTGGAACACACTACCAGTGGGAAGCAGTCTACGATCTCTGGTCTACCCCAACAACCTTTACCTTCAGCGGTTCTGCTGGAGATAAGTTTTATCTTAGATTTGCCTACGACGCACAGAACTATTATGCAGCACCTGTTGCTGGAGGGTGTAATGCCTTCCCAGTTGCAGAAAGGTTGTACGAAGATGCAATGGACCTGATCGTCGAAGATGTTAGAAACAACACCATCAACTGGGCAAGAACAATTCCACCGATTACTGAGAAGGAGTTATTCCAACAGGTGGTAAAGCTGTTTAACCTGTACTTTGAAATTACCCCCAACTCTAACCAGCTTAAGATAGAACCCCGCAATGAGTTCTACGACGACACAAACGTCTTAGATTGGACCAACAAGCTGGACATTTCCCAGTCCAGAACAATCCAGCAGTTCCTGCCTCCTAAGCAAGTCTTCTTTAAGTATCAGGACACCCAGAACTTTGCAGACACAGAGCGTCAGAAGATAGACAACCTGTATAATCTAAATGCAGGTTCTACCCAGGTTCAATATATCAACGGCCAGGGAGAACAGACAGTAGAACTACTTGCAGGATCCACAACACCTTATCTGACCTACAGCAGATCGTTTGGAACTACCCCTTGGTATCCACAGTTTTCTCAGGCAGCATCTTACTACAACATTCCTGGACTTGCACTGTATGCTAAGCAGGACGACGGGCTAAGAGAGCTTGCAGAGAATTCCAACTACTTCTTTGCCTTTGCAAATGGATTAGTTGCAAACCCGGTTATGTGGAACAACTCTACAATCAGAACACCTGTGTCTATCTTTGCATCTTCTCTTGACGGGGTTTCTACTTTGAAGATAGGAGGCACTGGAGCAACAGCAGCACAGATACTTTCCACATTTTCTACACTGTTTCCAGGAGCAACTTCTGCAACACCAGCTACAGACTTAGGGTTTAAGCCAACCACCACCTACATCTGGAGATACGGAACACTGTTAGGATCAGAGCCGGGTCTGCAGCCATCTGCAGTTGTAAATTCAGAAACTCTATACACAAAGTACTACGAAGGATTCTACCAGAATCTAAACAGACAGAGATTTCTAAAGGCAAAGTTTAAGTTGACCACAGCAGACATTGCAAACTTCTCTTTTAGAAATCCAGTGTTTGTCCAATTTCCTAATGGCGACGCAGCCCAGTATATCGTCCAGTCCATCAACTACGATCCAACCACAAACAGTCCAGCAGAAGTTATGCTGTCCACATACAACCCATTATACATTAACTAACCATGGCAGATGCAAATATAAACATAGGAGTAAACGTAAACTCTAAATCCATCACCCAGCTGGAATCGGAGTTAAGCAAACTGAATGCAAAGATTAAATCGGTTGCAGTTGGTTCTGCAGAGTTTACAAAACTAACCACCCAGATCCAAGGGGTAGAAAAATCCCTGCTAAAGGCAAATACAGCAATAAAGGGATTTAACCCAGAAGAAACATTTGGAAGACTGGCTAAGGTGGCTGGTGGAGTTGGGGCAGCATTTGCCGCAGCCAATCTGTTTATTTCAGAAAACGAAGATGCAACGAAGGCATCAGCAGAAGCACAACAAACTCTTGTTAAAGTTCTTGGACTTTATCAACTTGCAGAGGCAGCACTGGCAGTCTACCAGATAGCAAGAACTAACGCCCTGATTAAAACTAACCAGGAAATTGTAGCTAATACTGCACTATCAGAAGAGCAGATAATTGTAATCGAAGCAAACGCAGCATCCGAAAGACGTTATGGACAAGCACTTGATTCAAGAACAAAAGCACAGGTAAGAGCAGATGTATTTGCCAAGAACGCAGGCAAGTCTGCAAAAGAGTATGGAGAACTAATCAGAGAAGGCTACAAGAATGCAGCAATTGAAGCAGAAGCATCTTCAAAGGCATTAGACGGGGCAGGAAAGGCAGCAGAAAGCTTTGGAAGCAAACTAAAGAACATTGGTAAGACCATTACAGCTTTTGTTACCTCCACAGGATTTATCGTTGGGGCAATCGCAGCAATCGCAGCAGCCTTTTTCCTTTACGCTAAGTCTGTGTCCGACGCAGACATTGCAACCCTGCAGTATGGAGTAGAACTGGAAACCCTCAGTAAGACTATAGACGATATGGCAAACAAGATGGGACCTACCATCAAGGCTCTGACCATCTACAATTCTCTGCTTGAATCTGGTTCTCTAACTGCAGACGAAAGAACAAGATATGAAGGTCTACTTAGAAAAGAATTAGAAAAGCAAGGGCTTACCCAAGAAGAGGTAAACAGAGTAATCCGCCAGGGAGCTACTGACATTGACGCTTACATAGCATCTTTGCTAAGACAGGCAAAAGCAATTGCAGTTCAAGAAGAACTTGTTCAGGTCTACAAAGACATCTTCAAACTCCAAACCGACATTAGTAAGTCAGCACCTAACATTGGACAGGGCATTCTAAACTTTGCTTTGTCGCAAGGGGATCTTCTTAGGTTCAGAGTAAAACAGCTCCAATCTACTGCAGAAAATTACAACGAAGAGTTAGATAAGCTGGAAGGTAAAGCTAAGTCTTTAGAAGAAATTCTAAAGGGAGCTTTCCAAGCAGATCCTGCCGCAGCAGCACAGGGTAAAAAAGAGCTGGACACCTTCTTCAAGTCTACAGAAGATGGAATTAAGAAGACTGCAACAGACATTACTGCTTTCCTAAATAAGGTAAGAGACGAAAGGGTAAAAGCAGAACTGGAAGGCAGAGCAGAAGAACTAAAGGTAGCCCAGAATGCTACTAAAGACCAGTTGGACGAACTAAAGAAACAAAGAGATGAGTTTCTAAAAGACGATACCTTAACTAAAGCACAGAAAGCTACTGTAGAAAAAAACTACCAAGCTGGAGTTGTTGCAATCACTAAGAATGGGGCAGATGCAGTTGCAGAAATAAACAGAACTTACGACCAGAAAGCTTTGGACCGTAAGAAGGAAAATCTTGACGCAAGGATTTCTTTGGAAGAGCAAGCACTGGACACAGAGGTTCAGTTGTTCCAAAATGCAAACATGGAAATTACTAATTCTGAAGTAGATGCTCTAAAACAGCAGGAGACCCTTCTGCAGAAGCAGATACAAATAGACCTACAAAGACTGGAAAACCTAAAGACCAACTTTGAAGAGCAGAAGAAGCAACTGGAAGAAGCTAAGAAGCTGGCGAAGCCAGAAGACCAAGGGGCAATCCAGAACCAGATAGATGCTTTGGTTTCTAATTTCCAGAAACAATCTGCAGCCTTGTCTGGCCAGATCATAGAAACACAGAACAAGACCATCCAAACCGGAGAGCAGATACTTATTGCAGGTATAGAAAAAGAAGCAGAAATCAGAAGACTTGCAGCAATCAATACCATTAAAAATGCAAATAAGTTTGCAGAGGAGAATAGACAAATAGACATAAAAGAAATTGAAGACAAACTAAAGATAGTTAAAAAAGGGTCTGACGAAGAAAGAAAATTACTGATTCAACTTGGACTGCTTAATCGAACAGAGGCAGAAACCGAAAAAGAAAGAAGAGTTAGAATAGCTACAGAACTTTACAACCAGCTATCCGCCCTTGGAAATCAGTATCTGTCTTTTCTCCAAGAACAACAGAATGCAATTTCTGCAGGATTTGACTTAGATGCAGCAAGAGTAAGAAAAGGCTACGAAGACAGATTCGCTTTTATCGACGAAGAGACCAAGAAGCTGGACGAACTGGAACAGTCTAAGGATAAAAATCTAACTGCATCAGAAAGAAAAAGAAGGACTCTTGCAAAACAAAGAGCAGACCTTGAAGTCCAACAGGCTGCAGAACTTCAGCAGATTCAAGACGACCAAACCAGATCTAACGCAGAGGCAGCAATCAAGCAGGCAGAACTGCAGTTTGCCCTAACTTCTGGCCAAGCAGTAGCTCAAGCAGCACTTGCCTACATAAGAGGATTTTCTGATCTTGGTCCAATCGCAGGTCCAATCGCAGCAATCGCCATCGCAGCAACTACAGCAGCCCAAATAGCAACAGCAAACCAAGCAAAGAATACAGCAATAGCGCAGGCTCAAGCCCAGCTGGCAGGACTTGGTGGTGGAGCTAAATCGGGTGGAAGAGTTTCAAAGGCAGAAGGTGGACTAATCACCGGACCAGGCAATGGGGTCTCTGATTCTGTTCCTGCTAATCTTTCGACAGGTGAATTTGTTGTCAACGCTAACGCAACTCAGAGATACCTACCCCTCCTATCTGCTCTGAACTCTTCGGGCTTACAGGGTGGAAATGCAGTTAATCCGTCTGGAGGAAACAATGAGATGGTGGCACTACTACAAGAAATCAAGTCCCAGCTGGCCCAGCCAAACAGATCCTACGTAGTTGCGTCAGACCTGGAAAACATACAAAACAAACAAAACTATATTAATAGAAGATCTAACGTCCTATGATAAACCCATTAGTTAAAATTATCGAGCTCTTCGTAGACGAAGAACAAGATGCAATCCTGCAGTCCATCTCTATAGTGGACAAGCCTGCAATCGAAAGAGAGTTTATGTACTTCTCTGAAGACGGCAGACAGATGCTATACTTCCAAGAGGTAGAAGACCAGCGTATCGTTGTTTCTCCGGCTATGATTCCAGACAAGATGATTGCCAGGAAAGACAAAGACGGCAAAATGTACTATGTTTACTTTTCAAAAGAGACGGTTGCAAAGGCAGCTGAGT